ACAGCAAGTTCACCTTCCCATTCTCCGATACAATCTACTTGCCCAGCAGTTTGTAATTCGTTAGAATATAAGAAACATTCTTGGTACCATATATTATTTATCTTATCATCAAGAATTGGTTTCATCTTATTGAACATATCAATGTTCGCAGGCATATGTTTCTTTTTATAATCTGGATCGTTATCCAAATAATCTTCACATAGTTTGTGTACTGCAGTTCCACGACGTGCGGCTTGAGAAGAGATACGATTTGCTTCTTCTTCTCCAACTCGTTTACGCCATGCCATTAAAGATTCTTTTCCAAGAATACCTAATACTGTTGTGACTGAAGGATAACCTTCACCTGATGGAGTTTGGTAAATACGTTTACCGTCTACATTTGCTCGTGTAAGTTTTTCGAGGACTGGTGCCTCTGAATTGTGTTCAAATAATTTCATAATATAATCCTATAAAAGGTTGGGGATCCGAAGATCCCCTTCCTAGTTTGTTAGGCAGTCATTGCTAAAGGCGGCCTATATGATTGTTTCTCCTTTGCGATAATATATTCTTTTACTAAACCACTTCTTACAATATCTTCAATTCCAAATTGAACTATCTTAAAGGAATGGTCCATTCTTTTTAATACATTAATAAAGTCGGTAAGACCGGATGTATCATTCCGATTCCTACTCCCGGCAAGGTCATCTTGCGCTGTATCACCACAAAATATAATTCTTGAAGAATCGCCAACTCTTGTTATGATACTATCAAGTTCGTGATAGGTCATACTTTGACATTCGTCTACAATAATAATAGAATTATCAAATGTAAGTCCGCGAACGAACGACGATGTCATAAATTTAACAGAATGCTTTTGTTTGAGTATCTCCCAAGCATCTCCTCTGCCAAATAAATTGTTAACGATATCAGCGTAAGGTACTGCATATACTGCTTCTTTTTGAGCTTGAGTGCCAGGCATAAAACCTTGCTCTCGAGTTTGAACTGCAGAACGAACAATTATAACTTGGTCATAATCATCATCATTTAAAATATCACTTAAACCAAGATATAATCCGCACATTGTTTTTCCTGTGCCTGCCGTTCCTATGGCAGCAATATTATATCCAGCACGATAGCTGTCGAACATATCTTCTTGAGTATCTGTCATTGGGGAAATATCTCGCATTGAGAATTTTGTATCTAAAGTTCCTTTTCCTTGTTTCCTTTTCAATAACTTCCGCTCCTTTGGTGATAATCGACGCTGTCTTGACATAAATAACCTCCTTTGTCATCAACGCAGAGGCAATCTCTAGAATTACTTCCAGTCGTTGATTTTGTTTCCTGTGTATGATTTGTTTTGTTTCATAGACGAAAGTAAATCACGAAAACCTTGGTCGGGTTTCATGCGACCAAGTCGGGCACTGTCAATCAATGTTGGCCCTGAGGATATGATAGTCTTTAAATGTGGGTTGTCTTGAAGGTAGATTTCTCTGGCTGAGATAGACATGAACTTTTCAAATTGTTCACCTGTGTTAGTGTCTTCAAAGATATATGTCGGCATTTAGTATCCAATCCTATATTGCATATTTTTATTTATACAATTTCTTCGTAGATTTCTTTCCAAAGCCTAACTTTTCTTATGTCAGGATGGTTATAATCATCGTTGAAATCGTGTGCAATCAGATAAGATCTAAGACCCAGATTCAGACCGCATTCTGCGTTTTCAGGTTTATCTTCAACCCAGATACAACCGCTATCTTTATAAGGAGCTAATCCATCGTCCTTATCTGCACCGCAGTCAAGGCAAACTACTTTCTCAAATACACCTTTACCAAACAATGTTTCAAGATTTTGTTCTCTCAACTTGCCGGCATAGTAATCAGTACTGAGACTAGTAATACAATGAAATACATAACCTTCGTCATGTAATTTTTTGACATATTTAATTGCATCTCTTAATCCTGGTAAATATCCGATTCTTGCAGATTCGTTAAACTGTCTGATTAGTTTCTTAGCTTCGGCTTTTGTAATGCCAAATGTCTCGGCCACTTCATATTGACCGTGTACCTGCATAATATGGCCTTTGTCAGCCATAAAGCTGTAGAAAGCATATTTCCAATCAAGGAGTACACCATCACAGTCTACAAGTATTAATTTATCTGTTCTAAAGTTCATTTTTGTCATTTCTTTTTCCATTTCAAATTATATTATAACAAAGAATTGACCAAATGTCAATAGTTTTATGAAAAAAAGTTTTTCTTTTCGGATAGCTTTTGTTTCCGAATGTTCCTAGTTTCATTCTTGGAACTTTTATTCCTTTTATTGTCTACTTTTTTGTATTCATCCCAATCGTTGGAATCTGCGCTTACCTTCTTGCGCCTAGACATAGTGTTTTTCCTTTTATTTAAATCCGAGTTCCGGAAGAGGTGTTTCGAAGAGACCTGGAAAAGCAGTTTCAACAGTCTTTCTTGTAAGTCCTTTAACTGGAGTATGAGAAATCATATTCTCTGATAGCAATTTTGCATCTCCTGGATAAAGATCTTCAAGTAGCTGAATGAACAACGATTCGCGTCTCATTTGGTTTAGGTTATCATAACCACCGCCTTTGAAGAAAATTCTCAAACGTCTTGCTTCTCTATACAACATTGTGTCTAGGTCAATCAAGTTATTTTCTTTATAAGGTGGCTTTGAGTCAGGTACCATAAATTCAATGTCTTCATCATAAATCAAACGAAGAACACCTTTTAATGGTACTGATTGATATTTTTGTAAAAAAGCAACTTTCTCTTTTACTGTTTTTTGTTTTACTGTGCCGTCAATAACGTCACACACTGCATCTCTAATCATAATTAAAAATCCTGTAAGTCTCCGATTAAGTTTTTCAACTTTTTCTTTACGAAGTAGTTAAACAGTTGTGATCTGCCAACTTCTTCTTGGTTATTATATTCATTGAGGATAATCTTTTGATATTCCTCAGGTATCATAGTCAGGTCAATCATTTGTTTATTACGATTATACCTTAACTTAGTCTCCTCATCCATTTGTTCTGGAGTATTGGTGAACATTTCAATTCTTTTCTTTGTCATTGGCTTTTGTCTATTACCGACTGCCAAACAATTATCTTCACTCAATATATTTGGAACACCATCACCAGTGTCACCTTTTAATATATGTTCGGTTATATATTGCTGAGGATTTGCATGTCTTACCCATTTCTTTAAGACCGGGTTGTATTGGTCAACATTTGCGAATCTTTGTAATTGAATGAAATCCTTATCTCCTGAAAGAATCAGAATCTTTTCTGCTCCTGTATTTAATTCAGTGCCATGTTCCATACATAATGTTGCGATAATATCATCAGCTTCACAGCGGTCAACATATACTACCTTATATGGAAAGAACTCTTCAATCTCTCTACGGATTTCATGGATAACATCAAATAGCATATTCCAATCAAGTTCTGATTCGTCTCGATTCTTTTTACGATTTGCTTTGTAATATGGAAAGTAATCTTTTCTCCAAACGTTTGTGTTATCACAACAGAGAACAATCTCTCCGTATTCTTTGTGAAACTTTTTGCGATTGAACCTAATAGAATTTAGGAACATATGTCGGAGAAGATTTTCATCAAGTTCGACGTTTGTGTGATTACCAATACCTGCGAATAAGCTCGCAAGCATAACTTGGTTATAATCAACTAATATCATAATATTTACTCATAATTGTATTTGTATTGGATATTTTAATCTAAATCTTCGTCGATGTCAATAGTTTCTTCTAAATTCTTTTTGAGTCCACCAGATAGGCGATCTGAGTCAGAATCCAATATCATAACATTATTTTCAGCAAATGGTTGTAATTGATGCTCTTCACCCATTGTTTGTAGATGTAAAGAACGAATTGCTTCAAAGATAAGAATCATAGAAGGAAAGTACTTATCCATGTTTTCATCAAAGTCGCAACCTGCTCTTGCCATTTCTCCTAATACATTTTCCCATATAATTTCCGCAAGTTCCGTAGAATACGATTCTTTATATTCGCGAATTCTTTCTGAAACACTGATTTGGTCAACTGGTGGATTTGAATGTATATTTGGAAAAGGTATTAAGTTATCCTTGTTTTTGGTAGACATCACCAATGTTCCTTAGTAAAGTATTCCACATAGTGGCAAATGAAGCAACTGAGTTTCTTGCTAGGTTAAATCTATCAGAGAAAGTAAATCCATGGAAATAGTTAGGATCGTTTTTCATTTGTGTTAGTATTTGTCTTGTCACAGCAAAAGCATAATTTGCATGATGATTCATATCTTCATTCCAATCATACATAATTGTTGCATTAGCACCTGTCTCAGGTAATGCTCCATAATTTGGGTGAATACAAATCATTTGCGATTTGATTGCTTCAAGTAATGCAATACAAGATGTTTCTTTCCAAATATTTGGATATAAGAAAATATGAGATTTGTCTAAAGCTTCGAGAACTTCATCATTTGATTTAACACCATGATAAGTCATTTGTTCATGGTCTTCAATTCTTTTAAACATTTCTTTATATGCTTCGTTTCTTTCTTCCCAACCATAAATCTCAAATCCTGAGAATACGTCAAGATGAATATTATCAAATTCTTTGCATAGAGTTTCAAAGATAGGAACAAGTAATTCTAATCCACGATGTGGAGTTGTATGATAGACGAAACGAATTGTTTCCATATCTTTTTCTTTAGGGTTGTATTTCACTTCAACTGCGTTATGAATAACTGAGCATCTTGAATAAGGAATACCAAATCTTACAATGTATTGGTCACGCTGCCATGCAGATACAAATACAAAGTGATGGAATTTTTCCCAACCACCTTCTTTTAAGATTTTATTTTCAGGATCTTCTGCGAGGTCATGACACCAAAGTACATTTGGGACATCATCGTATAATTCTCTTGGTCTTGATAAATGTACTGCTACTTTTTCTAATACTTCTTTATCAATATTATCAATTAAGCGCTGTCTCATCATTTCAGTTCCGCCTTTTGAATTCTTAGACAGTTCTGTTTCTACAACTTCACCTTTATATACACAACTCATTATAATTCTCCATAAATTTTATGTGATTCACGTTCATTATCAAATATGCCATCAAGCGATAACCACTGACCTTTCTTTTCCCACCATCCATCTAAGAACTCGTAGGAATAAAAAGCTGAACTTGCTTGTTCGTTATAATAATATATATTCTTAGACCTAAAGTCAGTTACATTATGGTTGAATAAAGGAAAGGAAATAACTAACCCAAATCCATGTAATATATTATTCTCTGTTGTTACCGGACTACCAAGTGGCATACGATAATGAATCTTATCTGAATATTCTCCAAAATAATATTCTATTAATTTTTCTGCATATTCTCTTTTAATTGCATATGCTTGTAAACCGTGGTCCCAGAGTTCTCTTCGCTTTGGTACCATCGGAATGTATTCGTTTTGATAATCATAAGGATATTCAAAAACATTACACATATGTAATGCTCCCCAATCCCACTGATTACATCTTTCAATATATTCTTCTAATGTAAAATTCCAATATTGAATTGTTTCGTAATCTAAATCATCTTCGAAGAATAAACCGTATTCTTCATCTGTATTTTCATACCACCATTTAATAGTAAGTAAATGTGAGGAAGTTACACCTTTAGTTGTAGTATTAACTACACTGGGATCACCTACGAAAGCAATACTTTTGCCTTCCTCATAACGATCGTATGAATGTACTTTAATATTATTAACACCGTGTCGTAGAAATTCTGATTCTGTCCAGGACCTACGATCTTGACATTCTTTAAGATTGATTATGTTCGGTATCGGTAGATTCTGTAATTTGTCCGTTAGTGCTATCAAGTTTAAACTCTTCATTAAGTTCATTATAAATCTCAGTTAGTGTATTATGAAAGTTTCTGACTGAACCATTATTATGTATACGATATGTGTTAATATTTGGTAATTTCTGTTCAAGTACAAAAGTCTTATCTATTTTTGTTGGATGATTAATTACATATTCTTTAATTAGATTACCATTGAAGTATCTACGACTATCAGTTGAAAAATCATGTCCTTCTCTTGTAATTTGAACAACAACTATATTCTCTGCACCAACCTTTTCAATTAAAGGTACAAGTTCTTCAACAAATCCACCATCTGCTACGGCGTAATGTACACCTTCTTCAATTTCTTTTGATACTTTCCAACCAAAGAACGATTTGCCATTTTTAGGTTTAATGATATCTTCTGATACATGAATCATTGCTTCTCTTCTTGACCTATCGCCTAAAGCAAATTCTTTCTTTTCTTTAATATCTCTATCTTCGTAACCTTCCATGAACCAATTTTCATCAACACCAAAATGTGCAATCGTTTCTTTAAACAATTGATACTTAAAAGACAGGTTGCCAAATCCAAACTGTTCTTTATATAAACTTGCTGCTTCATCTTTACCTGAAGCTGGGGGACCGTTAAATATTACTATCATCTAATTTTCCGTTTTGTTTATAGAATCCATATTTACAAATATAGTAGGAATCTACGATATCAGTAATAGGATTCCATGATTTGTTTATTATACCACATTTTTCGCGAATGTCAATAGAAACTTCTTTTTCAAATGCTTCAATCATAAATTCTTTGTTTGCGTTACCTTTTCCACTGCCAAACTTTTTAATCATTGTTGGAGGATAAACTTCGTGAGGTATTCCTTTCTCATATAGTTTATGTTTAAACAAACCACAATTCTCTGCTATTTGAAATACTCTACCTACTGCTCCAAATGCGTATCCTTCAATTCCAACGAAGTCACATTCAAAACATTTCTCTTGCGACCATGAACCTAACATATCGTATCTCTCTTGGTCGGTTGTCCAATTGTCAGGATACATTGTTGCTTGAAACTGACCTTTCTCTCCTTGTAGCAATTTCTTTTGCTTTACATAATAATAAAAGGTGCAGTTATCATAACTCCATTCTTCGCCTTCATGTATACAAATTGCTGGACTACTTAAGCTGTAGTCAACACCAGCGTATTTCATAATATACTCCATAATATATTTATAGAGTTATTTATTCATTCTGCTCGATAGAATATATGACTTCCGATAGTTCCTATGTGTTGTAATGTTGGAGCCCAATAAGGATTTACCCAAGTCGTATGATAATGAGTTGCTCCTTCGGTTATTCCACGATACTTATTATTGTTTATAATATTATAAGAAATAAACAATGCATCGTTCCAAGCATCAGCGTCTACAGTGTCGTCTGACTTACCATCGCAATACCAACTGAATTGACATTGATTTCTTATAGGTACAAGAACATTAGGGTCCTTCCAAGAAGGCTTATGTTTACCTTGATATATTACTGAACAAATATTATTAGGATATCTATCATCACGAACACGATTCAATACAACATCAGCAACAGCATATTTTCCTGCCAAGTTCTCTGAACGAGATTCGTGGTAAATATTCTTTGCCATACAATGTTCGTCTTGAG